ATTGACCCATTATTGTATCCTGGTAGAACTATAAATTATGGTATATTTCTTGTGTTTGTTAAACCTTATTCTCATAGCAATAGAACTAGAACGCATGGGATTTTTATGATAGGAAGATTAGACGCACCTTTGCCAGGAACAGTTGTTCGAATCATATCAGTAAAAGGTGCGCATGGCGATCAACTTGACATGTTATGGCCAAGTGAAGAAAATCCTCAACTATTATATAGACCATACCCGTCAGGTATAAATGGTACAACTACTTATCAGGTGAAATTTGTTTCTTTATAAATTGCCAAGACTTTAATTTATGTGACTTGAGCCATTTTGAAAACCAATACGTATGTAATATAAGCACTAAAAATGCTAAACTATTCACAGGATACACATTTCTGAATTTGATTGATAAAATTATATGGTAAAGTATTCTTGTATAAAAGAAGCTTTCTCCAAATAACACGTCATGCCTGTAATTTGAGTTAAATTTTCCAATTGACAGCAGAAAGGTTGGAAATTCTGATACAAAATAGTCAAAATATTCTCTATACGTGTTTGTATAAAATGATAAAAGTGTAATTAATACATAAATAGAATGATGAAAAAAACCTGTTATACTATTTAGGTACTCTGGATATTCTTTGTAACCTATTAGCATATCTGATACAAGATAACTCATAAAGTCTATTAATGAGAATTTTATACACGAATCTGGCAAACGATATATATTTGATATAAATGACGATGTAAATAATACTATAGATGATTTAATACTTAGGATATGTGCTTTTTGTTTACGATTAAGATTTGCATATTTGTTAACAAGTTTATAAAAAATCCGTTTTTCGTAATATAGAAGAAGAAACAATAACATTTTTTTATCATGTTATTGTTTTTTTTAAATCAATTGTTATTCAACATTTTTTATTGTTTGTTTTAAATCAATTGTTATTCAACATTTTTTTATCATGTTATTGTTTGTTTTAGATCAATTGTTTCTAGCCATATTTTTCAACGAATATTCAATATGTATCAAAATAAACATTAAACTATACAAAGTTACAATTAAAAGAATTGTCCATATATTCGATAGCAGTTTGTAGTATAAAACAAAAAATATTAACTTTAAATTAACGAATGGGATCTTTATACCACAAACATTAACAATATATTTAGAGCACAGCATGCGCAGACACTTATAACAATTTAATTTTATGTATTTGGCTTTAAAATCTATTGTACTAAGAGAGTTCATATAAGTTGTGAAAGAGTCAGTTGTAAAATAATCTTGTAACCGAAGTTGTTGACGACACATAGGACATGTTATCTTATTTTCCTCAATATGCTTTCCTATAATGTATAAAAATAGACATTTAGAATGAAGCGAATGTTTACAGCATGTCAATAGCGTTTTTTCTTCCATTGTTTCAAAACAAATGAAACAATCAGCTTCTATATTGATAGTTGTTTCCATTGTGCAAAGTATTACTATTATATATATTCAATTTTTATGTATAGTCCATGAAATCATAACAACTATTACTAAAAACAACACTATGCATATAAACGTATGTTTCAGAAGTTTCTTATACCAAAAACGTTCTTGGCTTTGAGAAGGTGGTTGTATTTCGTAAATAATGGCTGCTAAGTACTTGCTTTTGTCTTTAATAATTTTTGATGCATATTTAATAAACATTTCCTTAGGTAAAATAGTATTTATGTCATCTCGACTTAAATGAGTTCCGCACACTGGACAAGACGGATTTTCTATTTTTGTAGCTAACCATTGTACAAAACATATTTTATGTATTTCATGTTTACAGCAAGTTTGCATACATGCAGCTTTGTTTCTATCTACAGGTTCATAACATATACAACAGTCTTGAATAGTAATAATGTCCATATTTAAAGATTTACGAAATGTTTAAATAATATAATTTTTTTATTACTTCATTATAGAAATGGGTGAACCCTATAGACGTTATCAACGAACAGTATTTGAACAACACAATAGCAATTTGTATAATAACAATGAGTTAAACAGAGTATTTTTAAATAATCCGGAGCAACTTAGTACAAAGCAAGAGCCAAACATTGAATATGAACAAGTACCGTATTATTTTGTGGTGTCTTCACAAGATAGAGATGTGAGTTTGTATCCCAATGTTAGTAATTATGTTGTTCATCTTCCAAGAGAATTCAAGAACATACATAGTATAGAAATGATTCAAGCAATTATTCCAGACAAAAATAGTGTAACAAGTGAGCCATTTTTATTATTAAAGATTGAAGAATTAGAGGATACAATGGTATCACCAAATCGAAATATAGCAGATGCGTTTGGGATAATACAATTGTGTTCACCTGTAACATCAGGTGGTTTTATAGTTACCGATAAACGTACTTATGAAAACACTGTAAAGTATTTTAAAATACCAAAAGCAACGTTGTCAAAAGTAACTGTATCAATTACAACGTATGATGGTACACTATTTAATTTTGGTAATGATACTCCAAATCCTCCAAATAAACAATTTCAAAACTGGTTTGTTTTTATGGTTGTTTGTTTAGAGAAGAAAAGAGATTCATTGAATCATAGAAACGTATTTTAATTATTTTTTGGACACAAATCTTGTGCTTATACCACCTCGTGGTCCAAGAGACTGTGTTTCCACACTTTTTTCAGGCTGAGGCACTTCAATTCCTTTGGATTCATCAAAAATATAAAAATGTCTTTGAAAATACTCGGAGTCTCTTGGATTACAAGAGTTTCGTTTTGTCTCGTATAGATTTCGGAAAGTATCTTCTGTAGCAACATCTCCTCTACTGAGTTGCCCGCGATACGGTAGAGTTGGTAAAGGAAGTTGATTGAATAAATTTTTCGTATTCATATTTGTCAGAACTCCTCCAGTTTTTCCGTATCTAAGGTTAGAATCATCGTCCATTTTTTCTTCAGGGACAAATAACTGATCTTTTAAAGCAATGCCAAAAAAATTCATATCGGTTTTAGCGTCAAGTAAGTCTCTGTGATTTGTTGTAATAAACTTGAGTTTTTTACTGTTATCATCTTGTCTTTGTTGAAGAGCACATGGATCATCGATGGTCTTGTTAAATTCTCTTTTTTGAGCTGCTTGAAATTCTTGGTCATCAAAATTACTATTGTACAACATGTTTATAATACTTAGTGAAAAAAAATATTTAATTTATTGATTTATATCATGAATAAATTAATTGTTTTATTGCTTATACTAGTGGCTTTAGTTTCATGTTTTTGGTCATGTAAAGAAGAATACAAGGACAGTCCAGCAAATGTTCAAGAAGTGCCTAATTTTTTAACGCATGAAGAATGTGATTTAATCATTGCTTTAAGCAAAGAAGGTCTATATGATAGTACTGTTTATACAGAAAAAGCCGATATTGTTAACACAGATCATCGACAAAGTAAGCAGAAATGGTTATATGATGGTGAACATTCATTAATTGATAAAATTTCAAAGAAAGTTGCTCAATTAACGAATACAAATATTGAAAACCAAGAACCATTACAAGTTGTAATGTATGGTAAAGGAGGATTCTTTAATCCACATTATGATGCGTGTGATGACAATCCAGATATATGCAAGCGCTTAGACGGTGATGCTGGTCCACGTAAAATAACAGTGCTTATATACTTGAATGACAACTTCACAGGAGGCGAAACAGCGTTTCCAAATTTGAATTATGAAGCTAAACCTGAAAAAGGCAAAGCAATTGTTTTCCATGGAACAGATGACAATGAACAGATTATAAGAGATTCACTCCATGGTGGGAATCCCGTTAAAGACGGTGAAAAATGGATATGTAATAAATGGATTCGTCCTCGTCAATATAAAGTGCCTATTCAACAATAATAGTGATTTTCTCAATATCTTTTTCCATTTGAATAGTCATATTTTCAATAGAGTTTAACTTGGCAATTATTTTTGATTGAAAATTGTTTAATAATGGTTCTGATTCAGATGTAGGCTTTTGCTTTATTATTTCGCTAATACATTGTAATATTCCATTTGATTGAATTTTCTGAACATATGGTAATATTTCACTTATGGTCAGTAAAGTACTTGAAATTATAGATATATAAAATGTTGCGTCAAATGTCATTGTTCTTATTAATGTATGTATATAAAAAATATAAAAATTAAAATACAGGCTGCCATTTATAAAATTTATTGTTGAAGATACATTGAATTTGACAAGTGTCAACATTCTTAAAGATTGCGTGTAATTTCATTGATTCTTCAAGGCCTTTAATGTATAGGATACCTTCTTTTGTACAAGTCGAGATGTTTTTTACAACATAAACATCTGGTAAATTAGATTTAACAACAACTTTTAGTTCTTTATTACATTTTTCGTCCACAAGAGTTTTTGTTTTGAAATTTATTTTAGTAAATTTATAAACTTTTTCAATAAAACACAACTGTTTGTTGTAAATAAAATTGTGAAACATAATATTGATCATTTTTTCATTGTCATTTTGTAACACATTATGTATTGATACTGTAATATAGTCATTTAATTGTATCATTGGTTTTATTAAATCGTTTAGCAAAGCATGCCTGACTTTGTAATCATTTTGTAATACGGTATTATTCTTAAATAAAACATCAGTTACCATGAAATGTTTTTTACTATTGCATGTATTGTAAAGATATCCTTCTAAAAGCAACGTTTCATTAAACATGTTATTTATTTCAATGCAAAAATTTTGATCTGTATTATCGTTTTGGAAAAAGTATAACAAATTGTAAGAGTTTTTTCCTTGTTCAATGCAATTTTTGTTTACAATAAACATGTAATATTTGACACCATTATTTGGTATTACATGATACGTATCATTTTCGAATGGTTTTGTTGTTTTACTTGCATTATAATAATATTCGTTTACTGAATTCAATACTTGAGCAAGTAATTTTCTTAACAAAATTGTTTGTGAGAATGTTACACTTTTGTTAATAAAGGACATGTATAGTAGTATGTTCAAAAGAATTTCAGTTTTTTAAGTTCGCCTAATTTGAATTTTTTTTTAAATATAATATAGTAGATTTGGCCGTATGTCAGGCTCTGTATACTTTGAAGGAAATGCTTTTATAGATGGAGGTAGAGTACAAAATTCAAATGTTATTAGTACTTCAATATCAAATTGTAATATTGATACCAGTACATTAGATATGAATATGCAAAATATTACAAGTGTTAAAGACCCTGTTAATCCACAAGATGCCGCTACAAAAAAATACGTTGATGATTTAGGAATCGTTATTTCTACTATTACATTAATAGGTGAAAATGACACTGAAATTTCTACAAATAAAGTAGGAAGTTTTATAATCAAAATCACTAACAAGGCTACTATACCCTCTGGGGGTCCAAATGCTATATTTAATGTTAGTAAAACTATACAAGCAAGTCATTCGCATGTCGCCCGAATAACGGCGTCACCAGGTATGAGTTCAAACATAGGTCTAATGATTTCTTGGCCGCCAAATTCTGGGATACTTTTAAGAAAAACAGGAAATAATTTTGATGGTACATATGAAGTGAAACTTATGTAGTCAACTTTTCTTTTATATGTTCTATTAATTTTTCTAACTGTTCAAGTTTGTCTCTAAATGCTAATAACTCTTCTCGTTTTTCCAAAAGTTTATCAAGGTTTAATTTGTTTTCTTTCTCACAAGTTGTAAACCAAAATGTCCAAATATTGGCACCAGTTAGTATACCAACAGCAACTATTAGACTGTAAAAATGTGTTTTATCACTGTTTAATATATTGAGTAACCAATTGTTCATTATACACTGCGACATTGATATTAAACTCATTTTTTTGGTATTAATTATACTAAATTTAATTAATAACAAATTTAAACTTCTTTAGGTTTTAATGGAATTGGCTCTGCCAGATCAGCTAGATCATCATTTTCAGTATGAGCAGCTGGTTGCTGCTGTGCCTGTGTATGTGCCTGTGCCTGTGCCTGTGCCTGTGCCTGTGCCTGTGTCTCCAGATTCGCAGAAATATATTGTATTACTTTAAAAATAAGAGCTGCATCTCCTAGAGTATATGCTCCATGACGTTGACCTTTAGTAACACCTTGAATCAAAAGCTGTCTTGCATTAGTGTGATTGAGTTCACTATCTTCAACGTTATTCAGTAAGTAATCTGTTGCTCGTTTTAACACTTCTGCTTCTTGAAGTAAAAATGCACCTTTTGATTGTGCAACTTCAACATATTGACAAAGTAATTGAACAGAGTTATTGTTGTCAAGAGTAATAACAGTTTGTTGAGGAGATTCTTCTTGAGACATATTTTAAAATTTCTCCATAAAAAAAAACATAAAGCTGAACACACGTTTAATATTTCAATAAAAATTACCTTTTATCTTATATGGCTTCAAACATTTTTGGGAGACTTACGAAACAAACTTTATCATTATTGTATGTTGAATTAAATAAACCATACAATAAGCAAAAGTTAAGCAATATTATAGAGACGTTACTAAAAACTGCGCTTAGTTACTTAACACCATATTTATACGCCATTATGGCTATACTTGTTATATTATTTTTAATGAATTGTTTTCAATTTATGTATTATACTCGTATAGTAATGCAGCTTCATAAATTTTATGAATTGCCATTAAATATAAGCATGTAAGTTATATGTATTTGCCCAATCATTAAATGTCTGTTTTCTATTTTCTATTGCATTTTGTAATTGTGCTTCATATTCTGTTAGAAAATTATTACTAGAACAAAGTTCCACTGCGTTCTTAAGATGCAGACATTGTTTGTCTAGTATTTTCGAGTTAATGTTCTTAATGCTTTGTAAAAAATAATCCGGGATATCATCAAACAAAGTAAATGATATGTGTTTTTGATTTGTATTTAACAAGTGATATTGCACAGTATTTAACATCTTTAAAAGGTAGTTTTTGTAATCTTTATTTACATTAAATTCTTTACATATAATATATTTTTCTGAGTTTGTGGGTCTACTAGTTTTTGGTTTGTATATATAAACATTTTCGTAACATAAAGACAATAAGTAAATTAAATGAACACTTGTTTCTGTGAACAAATCAAAGATTTTTAATATGAAATGTCCGTTTTCTGCTTGTAAACTTATTGCAGCATAAATTTCACTTAGAATTAGCCCATAATGAAGTTGTTCTTTGTTGTTAAAATCTGTTCCTTCATCGAAGCCTCCGTCAGCCGTGATAAGATAGAATGGAGATTTGGCAATTGCACCTATGTGTTTAATATTGTCCCAATTATTAATATCACCAGTGTTATCTTGTCCATATGTAATGACAACTTGCTTGTTTAACACATTTCTGTTAAATGAAGGTAGATTATATGCTTTATATTGTGGTAGATCTTTGTTTAAAGATATAGTATAGATTTTGTACTTCATTTTTGGTTTTTTGTTTTTTTTTGATTTAACAGGAATGAATCCATCTTCATCTGGTTCAGTTTTGCTTGAGTCAATGTGATCTAGTTCCAATCTTTCTAATTGTAAAAATATGTTAGTTCCTTGTATGAATCCACCAGGTGCTTCGGCACAATGAAAAATGATATCTGAGTTTTTGTAATGTTCAAATATATCGAATTCGTTTATGATTTCCCAATATTTGTAGAAAGCTCTATTAATAATTGGATCTTTTACTAAAAAGTCGTATTCGTTAATGAACCATCGAACTTTTTTCCAACAATCGGAAGATATATTGTCAATTTCATTTCTATAAAAGTTTATTATTGGATCATATCCGTATCTAGCTTCTGGTTCAGATGGATGATTTGACTCGTTGATAGATAATTGTAACTTTGGATAAGACGCTAGTTTTTTTTGTGATAATATATATTTAGACATCACTTTTATTAGAAGAAAGACCTTTTTAAATCGTTTTCAATTATTTGAAAGAATCAATCAAACGTTTTTTCAACTCTTCTTTTTTGCCTGTGACTTTCAATCCTTTTTCTTTCAAAATCTCTTTTAATTTGACAATGGTTAATGAATCAATGTCAATTTGCTGGGTTGGTGTGTCACTGGTTGAATTATACGCCGGTGTAGTAACATTGTCATTTTGTTGTAGATCCTTAAAGTCGAACAATAACTTATTTTGGCATAACAGAATATACCAATTGTCGAATTCAATGGTTTCAATTGAGTTGTCAGGTCCTTTTTTTTCTAACACATGTTTTTTATATGTAAAAGCAAGATTTTGTTTTGTTTTTCCCTGATACGAATCTAAATTAATAGGATTATCAATGAAAATAGGACTGAAACAGTTGAGAAAACATGTTAAATTAACAATGTCATCGTATGATTCTATGAGCTTATTGTCAACAGTATATTTATTATATCTGTATTCGATGCAATTTACAATATCGATTACATCGTATAAATGTGTTACTTTTATAGCTTGAAGTTCATGTATATACAAATCTATAGTATCAATATCAAAGGAAGCAGGATACGGCTTTGAAATGTTGTGAGTAAGGGAAACTTTTAAATCAGAGTTTTGGTTTGTTTTTTTGAAAACACAGTATCTATTCAAGAACGAAATGTCTTTCTCGATAGTGCTCAAATATTCAAATCCTGATATGTCACAGCATTCTTTGAACAACTTTGATTCTACAATTGTATAATTGAGTTTTTCCATAACTGATTTGAAATGCTCATAGTTGATAATATATTCAAATGAGCCTTCACCAAGGATGTTATTACCATTCAATACAATATTTAGAGAATTTCCATACGACGTTTGAGTAGAATTTGTTTTTAGAAAATATGCTATTTCATTGTTATCAGTAAATCTATATTTAATTTTTTGTTCATCCATTAAAGCGTTCAATTGTTCATTGTCAATGAATGTAACAATAAAAAACCCATTGTCTTTTAGTTTGTTATCTACTAAATGTAGCAGATTTTGGAGAGTGTGCTCACTTTCAAAGAAGTAATGTATTCCAAAGTGACAACACGCAACATCGTATTTATGTGAAGATTGATACTTTAATTGTTCACAGGTTGAGGGGCATGACAAATTTGCTTTTAAGAACGTGTAGTCTTTAGTTTTGTCGTTGTTTAATCCTTTGATTCGTCTTTGGCATTCTTCAATGTGTTTATCTGAAATGTCATATCCAGTGACATGAGCAATATTGTTGTATAACCATTTATGAAGATCTCCACCTTTACCTGAACACAATTCCAACAAGTACTCAATATTGTTGCAATACTTGTTATATAAATTTTCTTTTACTCTGTTATGAAATTTTCTCATTCTAGAAAAATGTAGGTCATTTTTATCATTCATAGCTGTAAATTTAAACAACATTTCTTTTTCAACTGGATTATGAATATTATGCCATATATCACAAGCCACTGATGAAAAATTTCCATGTTTTTTTGGATTTGCAGTTTTATCCCACCGCGTTCTTAATGGCACAAACTTTTGCTCTTTGGTGTTCCATTGAAACTCAATTACAGTATTACTCTTGAAAGGTTCTCCGGTCATTGGATCGAGTAAATTTGGATCAAATATAGTTTTATATGTGTATGAACCATTGCTAACTTGATTGCATAATTGTTCAATATCAAAGAGAACTAATGATGTAGATTTGGACTCAGAAGATTTGTTAGGAGCTTGTACATAAAGATACCAATCGCTGCCTTCTTGAATAGCATAGAAATCTATTGTATTTAACTCTGCTGGTTTCCATTTCAATAAGTGTGACCACTTTTTAGTTGTTGGATATGGTTCATCCATTGGTGTGTAAATAAGACCATCATTTTTGTAAGGTTTGTTGTCTGCTATTTCAAGCAAAATTTCGGATCCTAAAAAAACATTTTTATAGATAAATTGCTTCATGAATATCTTGTACAAATCGTTTGATTGAATAGTAGATAAAATGCTTGACAATGTTTCAAGTCTTGTCGTTAGCAGGAATTGATTATTACCTCGTACGTCTTTTCCATTGTAGGCCAACATATCAAATGCATAAAAATGGATTTGATTTTCAACTATAATAAGTTCACCGTCAATAACAGAGCTAAAGTAAGATGTAGAGCTCAGATTTGTTTTCCAAATGTTTTGCAAATTAGAATCAATTAGGTACACACATTTTGAGTCATCAATGAAAAGGAATGTACGCTCACCGTCTGCTTTATCAGTAACTGAGTATGATGTTTTATAAAGGTTTGTTAATTGATGTTTTTGTAATGTTTCAGCCTGTGCTCCAATAAAAAAAGGAGTTCCAAAAAGTTGTTTGTATTGGTTTCTCAATCGTTTTTTTTCATAATTAGAGATTACGTAATAATTTTTTTGTCTTGTTTGTAGAATCATGCCCAAGATATGGAAGATGTCATTGAGTTGAGGTTTTGTAATTTCAAGTTCTACCTCGTACTTTGTACTATCAACTATCGTAAGGTCTAAATGTCCGAATTCAAACATATAAGATGTTCTCTTCTTATTTCGAACTAGTTCAATTTTGTCCTTATTAACATTGTCATGTATTATTCTTTCATTGGCCAATGACAGTCGAATATCATAATCATAAATATCATATTTTTTAAAAGTGTTTTTTTGAATATAGTGTATTTCATGTGTAATATTGTTTTTAATCTCTTTAATATTATTGCTATAAATAGTTTCAGTAGTGTCAAGTTCTTTGGTAGGAATGTTATGTTTTCTTAAATTTGATTGAAGTGTGTAAAAAAAATCGATGTCAACATTTGATTCAAAATTTGATGTTTTTGTTGTAGGATTATAGTTGATTTTCCCGAATCGAATTTCAAATTCAACATGCTTAGGACCAACTTTTGATAAAAAGTCTTTGAAAACTTTTTCATTTTCAACGCTGAAAGTGAAAGAGTTCATGTTTAAAGTTAACGTGTACTAATATAAATCTTTAAATAGAATTCAGTTTTTTATTTACAGTATCGTAATGATTTGTATAAAATGTTTCATTGTGCTTATAAATTAACTGTTTATCTATATCTAGAATTCGAGAATCTGAATCAAGTTTCTTTAACTCTTTAATTATTATGCTAGTGGCTAGCACAAGAAGAAATCCAATCTGGTTATTATGTAATCTTGTATGTTGTTGAACGATATTTTGAGCATTTTTATCTAATTCGTTGCCACCAGAGTTTTTAAGATCTCTTAAGCGTTCTAATAACATTTCTTGATTACGCTTTTCAGCATGTGTTTTTTGACATAAAATAACAGAATAGACATTCAAAAGTACATAATAATCATTAATTAAGTTATATTTTTCAAATATATGATATATATGTCTAGTTGCAGCACAAATGTTATAACATGGCGGATATTTATTCAAAGATTTGTTTCCTCTCGATTCCTCGTACCAATACGTATTATTTATCATATGTTCAGTAGAATATAAGGCCATGTACAAGGAAACTCCAAAGAAAATATACAACAACATTGCGTTTAAATTTCCTTAAGAATTTTAATTTGTTTTTGAACGCGCGTTATTTTAATTTTGAACGCACAATTTGCAAATAACACTTGTTATAGTACTGGGTAAGAACAGAGTATTATGTAATATCTTAGAATTATAATTAAAATATTGATTAGTTTGTATACAATTAGATATCTGTAAATTTGGTATATGAGGGCTAAATGAAAGTGTTGATTTTGAGCAGTTTATAACAATGTAAATATGTTTTTGTGTCTTAGGGTTGTGAACATACAATATATTATCTTTAATGACATCGTATTGGTCACCTTCATTTAGTGATTTTGTAAAATGCATGAATATCCAATATTTTGCTGTAATTATAATTGGAGAGTGTTTAGGCTTTTTAAGGTTGCATTCCAAAAGACCCCAACCATTATAATGTTCAACAGCTTGCCAATAAATCCATGCTTGTGGAGACAATGTTCGAAGATCACGAATTATATGTTTGCCAAATTGAAGAGATTTGTAAAAGTCATTAGATTCTCCACATCCATATTCTGACATCCAAAAGCGCTTTTTCACTAAACGTCTTAACAGTTTTCTAGTAATATTCCAATCATCCATTTTCAATGTCCAACTTTTGTAATTTAATTTGTATGAGTGTATATTAACCTGGTCAATGGCTGCACTTGGAGAAAAATACTCCCATAGTATACCAAACCCCGCCGAAAACTCATCTGCTGATGAAATAGTCATTGAGGGGTTCAGTTTTTTCAATTGCTTAATTATCTGTCTTCGAGCAAAAGGTCCGAAAAAACATCCTTCTTGACCATTGTCACGTGTCCAAAATGGATTTGACGGTTCATTGAATGGTTCAATTGAGCATATTGGAAAACGTTCTTTAAAATAGCAATAAACTTCGTTCAAAAAATTCACATAGGCAATATATTGATCTTTAGAAAGATTTGATATTCCTGGATTAGTAGAATACGTTCTTTTGTTTTTAGTTAACCACCAAGGTGGACTATTGACAAAAAGTTCAATATGATTTACACCTCGTAAAATAGCTTCTCTTAAAATATATACTTGTTTTTTATCATTGTCTAAGCAAATAGGGCCGCTCTTTGAATCTTTCAAACAAGGCATCAGTCCACCTGGCCTCATATGTAAATCAGGATTGTCAGGATTTGTGCCTCCTCCTAGGTTGTAACGTACAATATTGAGACCTAAATATTTTTTATCGAAAAGCAATTCACATATTTTAATTTTTGTTTCCTCGTCAAAGTCAATATTTGCCCACCACGCGAGGCTTGTACCCCAACCTTGAAATAACATATAGTATCAAAATTAATACTATATTTCATTTTTTGAAATTGTGCTACACTGCCATAGGAGCTCTTATAACTGTATCAGGAAAGTATCCAACCAGTTCAAAATCATTTATAGAAATATCCTTGAAATCTTTATGCTTCACATCTGGATTAATAACTAGCTTAGGAAATGGTCTAGGTTTTCTTTCCAACAGTTGCTTTACTTGCTCTAAATGGTTTTGATAAATATGCGTATCTGAACACGAATACACAATAGACTTGGGTTTCATGTCACATTTTAAAGCCAATATATATGTAAGAACAGCATAACTAAGAATGTTCATAGCAGTTGCTAAGAACACGTCATTACTTCTCATCACAAAATGACAACTAAGATGCTTTTGTTTTTGAGAATCTTCTTCAACATAAAACATAAAAGAGTAATGACATGGTGGTAAAGCCATTTGATGCATTCTTGCTGGATTCCATGCAGATACCATAATACGTCTACTAAATGGATTGTTTTTCAACTCGTTTACAACATATTGTAATTGGTCAAATCCACCAATTTTGCCTGTATCAATTTTTGACGTATCCGCAAATGCTTGAGAGTAATCTGCCCCAAAAAAACGCCATTGCCATCCATATACTTCGCCAAGAACACCTTCTTCAAAATGATGAAGACCACGTGAATCCAAAAACTCCCTTGAACTATTTCCGTCCCATATTTTCACACCATGCTTTTGTAATACTTTAACATCCGTGTCTCCTCTACAAAACCATAATAATTCATGAATACAATGTTTCCATGGAACACGCTTTGTTGTCATAACTGGAATACTTTGAGAAATGTCAAAATGAAGTTGGTTTCCAAATGTTGATATTGTACCTACTCCAGTTCTGTCTTCTCTGTAATTTCCATTTTCTATAATATGCTTCATTAAATTCAGGTACTTGTGTTCCTCACTTTTATAATCCCTATGTAGTTTGTAAGTCAAAAATCTATATGATACATTATGTTGTAAGTCTTGTTTTTTATTAGAAACACCAATTAATTTATAGTCATCTGTCAAGTGATCCATATATGTATCTGGTTCTTCACCTACTTCAAACTTTGCATTTGAGATCTCTGTCAAGTACACAAATTCAGGTTTCAAAAATGCATTGTTTAAAAATTTATTGTAAATTTCAGAACCTCCAATCACAAATACATTTGCATTTGTTCGCTTATAAAAATCTAGAAATTCGTTAAAAGATACAAAATATACATCCTTTTTTAAATCAATTGAAGTAGCTATTTTGTAATGCCATGGGTAAGGTGATTGTTTACGTAATTGCTTGTCATTAGTTAAAACTAAATTGATTCTATTTTTTAACGGTCTATGTGCACTTGGAATAGAGAACCATGTTTTTCTACCCATTAAAACAACATTTCTATTAATAAGAGAATCTTCACCTAAACAATTGGTTGTTATGTTCTTGAAAAATGCCAAATCTTCTTTTAATCTATAAAGTAAATTATTGTGCTTTCCTATTGCCAGTTTGCTTTTATAATTCACAATACTCGCAATAAGATTTATAGGCATTGTTTGCTACTTTGTTATTCAAATCAAATTTAGTTTTTTTAAATACATTTGGTTTTGTTCTGTCAAGAATTTAGTAACATTTGGTGACAATCGTTTGTTGCAACTTTTCAAACCTTCACTAATACATTCCATGTACATTTCATTATTTATTGCACTAGTAAGTTTGGTTTCAACTATGTAGTTTAATATTTCAAACTCGCCATTGGCACATAGCCAATAAACCATAGACGTATCTATTACGTAATCAGATGTTGAATCATTCAAGGAGTCATTGTGAAAATGTTTTAAAATATTAAGCTTTTTATATTTTATGGATGTGTTTATAAGTATTTGATAGTCAAATCGCACTTGAAATCTTCTTCGTTTCTTTAATATATGCTTGATTGCATTGATATTATCTTGTTTAATCATATAGCAGCAAATGGCATGGAAAGTTTCATTGCTTGAAGAAGAGAAATAGGGGAAAGCGTATTTATAGAACATATAATTCAACAAGTGTATAATCTTTTGATTGCATTTTAACGTATCAAATACCTTTTCTAGACATTTTAACGAAATTAACACTTTATCTGTGATAATATGTAATTGAGACAAATCACAATGTATTAGAATATATTCTAAATCCTCTAATGAGATTCTAAATCTTTGGGATAGAAATAAAGACAGTATGTCATTTGATAGATTATTTTCTAAAACGTAATGTAATTTATCAACGATTGATTGAGATTTGTGTTTGTTTCTGAAATAGCGATATATTTTTAGTATGTCACTAGCCTTTGTATTAATATTCTTTGGTGCGTCACTTACAGATATCCGCCACTTTCTTAAAATTTTATTAACAACAATTTTATTTATAGTAGTATTATTTGCTTTGAACATCCTATATGTATGTTTATTAACAAAACATGTTCGTAAAATACTTTCGGGGTCCAGCAGTTGTAGTATTTGAAATAAGATATCAAAGTACATGTGGTTAAACATAGTGAACTAAATTCCTATCTTCTATATATAAAGAATAAATGTACATCAAAAGATCATTAGGCTTAAAAATGGATGACGGTACAATGTGTGTATGTGTATCTAAAAATTCTCAATTGCCTATATCTAAAACGCAAGTTTTCATTAGCGACCAAGATAATTTACAACTTGAGTTTTATGAAGGTGATCGATTATATGTAAGGGACAATAATTTTATCTATATTATCAACACAAACATTAGCACCGGATCTAAAATTAGTGTGACTACAAATGTTAATAATCAAGGTCATTGTACAATAACTGTGAATGGTATGTTACAAGGACAATTTTATATAGATGTGTCTGAAAATAAAGTTAAAAATGATGATGATT